TGTTAACGATATGAAAAAAATAGATAAACAATCTATTGCTGCATATATTGACATTGTCAAGATTTTCCAACAATACACAGAAGATATACAGGAAGATCTTGAAGTTGAGTTCTTAGAAAAGAAGAACGAACTTAATGAAATTCAAGATAAGATTAAATTAGAATTAGATCAGGATATCAAAAATGATATGCAAGAAGAGATGGTAAAAAAAGTCGAGTTATATAATTCTGAATATTCGGAAAAGGTAAGAGAAATTGATTATGAAGTCAGTAAAAAAATAATAGATGCATCTAATCATATTTTAAATGAAGAAGGGTACGATATCGTTTTTCCAAAAAGCGCAGTTATATCATCTAAAGATGATAGTTTAGATATTACAGATAAAGTAATCAAATTATTAGAAGATGGAGATAAGGAATAATCATGCCGAATTTAAAAGTTAACGATCTTTATTCTTTAGAGTCTCACAGAACCGAGGATGTCAATGGATACGTAGAAATCAGAGATAACCCGATTACTAAAGTGGGTGTATTTCCATATTCTGGGGGTCAAATAGATCCGTCCGGTGAATTAGGACTAGACCCCAACAAAATATATCAAGTATATAGATCAGAAGAAGCATTAAATAACGAAGAAACGATAAATTCATTTAAACTTTCCCCCTGGATTGTTGAGCATGAAATGCTTGGCGATGGAAAATATGGAACGACTCAGGTAGGTAAAAAACAGGTATATGGGGTAACGGGAGAGGGGATTTATTTCAAATATCCTTATTTGTATGGGAATCTTAAATCTTTTTCTAAAAAATTATCTGAAAATGAAAAAAAAGAGTTGTCAATTGGCTATCGTTGTGTGTATCATATTAAATCCGGCAATTTCAACGGGAAGCATTATGAAGTTGTTCAGGAAAACATCTTGGGTAATCACCTTGCTTCAGTAGAAGAAGGGCGTGCAGGACCCGATGTAAAGGTTTTAGACAAATCTACTTTCACTTATGACTCAAAGGACGGTGTTAAAATGGTGCAACTTCCAGAAAATGATGAAGCTATGAAGCCTTCTGAAGATACAGAATCAGCAGAGTTACAAGAAAATGAAATTCTTAAGGAAATTCTTATCTCAATTAAAAATCTTGCTGAAAAATTAGATGGCAAATTTTCAAAAGATGAGGAAGAAACCAAGGTAGAAGATGAAGATGAGGAAAAAGAGAAAGTAGAAGACGAAGAAGAAAAAACAGAAGACGAAAAAGACCCAAAAATTACAGAGGCAAAAGACTCTTTGTTTAAAAAGAAGAATGTAGCAATGGACGCGGCGGCTTTGTATAAAGGTTTCGAAAAGACACTCGCTGTTAAAAATGAAATGGTTGAAAAACTTAAGCCGTTAATCGGAGGATTTGATAGCATTGGTTTTTCAATAAAAGATGTTGCTAAGTATGGTCTTGATTCTTTAAAAGTAAAATACCAAAAAGGCGAAGAAGTTGCTACTATGAACGGATACCTAGCGGCAACAAAAAAGAAGAATGCAGAACCAAAGTACGTAATGGATTCTATTGTATCAAATAAAAACACCAGCATTCAAAAATTCTTACAAGGAGTCAAGTAAAATGGCACAAGGACAATTTCAATCAGTTGTTAATTTTGTTAATGCACCCGGAACCCCTGGCGATTTAGCTGCTGAGGCACCGCTAGTTTCTCAGTCTGTAATTGTTGATTCGGATGGAGTTACTCCAAACACGATCGGTTTTGGAGCATCTTATATCACAAACGTAATTCCTTTTGGCGAAGGTCAAAATACAGTTCAAACAGGAAACCCAACTGGAACTGCTGTTTTTGCTGGAATTATGGCAAATTCTAAAGAGCAAGCTTCTTTTGGCGGAAAAAGTGGGCCATTATCACCTACTTTAGATTTAGCGGATAAGTCTCAAGTATCTGTTGTTTCAGAAGGGCATATGTGGGTTTATATGAATACACCTTCGAATATCGGGGATGTCGTCGTGTATAATAACGTCACAGGTGAGCTTTCATGCTACCCGCCTTCTGCTGTTCTACCAATAGGAAGCAGCAATGCATATGCGACAGTATATCAATTTTCAAATTCTGCACCAGGATTATGTAGAATTTGGCTTAATCCTGGTGTAACGGGTTTATAGGTTTAAAAATTTTAACAGTGAGAGTAAAAATGGCTACTGCGGATAAAATCATATCACGGATGTCTGGTCGTAAATTATCAGATCGTAAATTAAATGGAATTGCATTTGACTCTTTTAAATTGTCTGATGAATATGGAAGTTTTTCTGCTGTCAATCACGATTTGGGAGTGATTGGTATGCATCTTGGTTCTAATCAGAATAGAGCAGAACGTAATATTCGCGAAATGATGAAGTACGCAATGGATGATGTTCAGTCTCCTATTACCACGCCAAGCATCATAACTCCTGTTCAGTTTTTGCAACATTGGATGCCTGGTTTTGTTCATGTAATGACTGCTGCCCGTCGTGCAGATGAGCTTATGGGTTTGTCTATAATGGGTTCGTGGTTTCAAGAGCAGATTGTTCAGGGGATTATTGAGCATTTAGGGGTAGCACTTCCTTACAATGACTATCAAAACACTCCATTTTCAGGAACTAACGCAAACTTTATTTACAGAACAATTATACGCTTCACAATGGGTATGCGAGTTGGTGTTAAAGAAGAGTTAACAACAGCTGAAGCAAACATTGCGATCGCTAATGAAAAGCGCACATCTGCTGCAAACAATTTAGAAATCGCAAGAAATTTAATCGGTATGTTTGGGTACAACAACGGTGACAATTTCACATACGGATATCTAAATGAGCCTAATTTGTCTGCTTATGATTCTGTTGCATTTCCAAATTGGACAATGGCTACTTTTTTAGAGATCCAATCAGACCTTCTTACTCAAATCACAAGATTACGTGAACAATCACGTGACATGATAGATCCTTCGAGCATTAGAATGACTTTGGCATTATCTACTAATCGCGTTGATACATTATCAACAACTAGCGATTTTGGAATTTCAGTCAGGGAATGGCTTGCAAAAACTTATCCGCTTATTCGTGTTATTTCCGCCCCCGAGTTGGATTTGGCAAACGGCGGGGAAAACGTAGGTTATTTGTATGCAGAAGAATTAACTGATTCATCGACAGACGGCGGACAAACATGGTTACATGCATGTCCTACAAAGTTTACAATGCTCGGTGTTGCTAGATATGAAACTTATTACTCAGAAGCATATTTGAATGCAACCGCTGGCGCCATGTTAAAAAGACCTGTTGCTGTTGTTAGATTTACGGGAATATAAAAAAGAGGATTAAAAAATGCCGAGTGTTTTTTCTACGTTATCGCAAGACAATTCTTTTACTATATATCATACGATAAATATGGAAGGGCAAAAATCAGGAAGAGCCGTACCCGTTATAAAAAAGATTTTAATAAAAGGTGGTGCTAACGTAGCTAAATATTCTAAAATTGTTGCTACTAACGGACTTCCTGTTACTACCCCGGTAGGCGCTTCAACCGAAGTTTCAGAAGAAGATTTAGAGTTGTTAATGAAAAACAAATCATTTTCTATACAGGTAAAATCTGGATTTATATCTGTTAATAAAAATATGAAAATTGAAAAAGGCATTAAGGACTTAAACAAAAAAGACAAATCCGCACCAAAAACTCCCAAGGATTATCAGGGGACTAAGAATGAGGATGGTGTTGAAGTTATAGAGCTGCCAGATCTATAATAAATTCTTAGGGGTTCTATATGAACAATTATTTTACATTTGATACCCCTGCATTTCGTTTAAAATTTCCCGAGTTCTCAGACGAGAATATATATCCAGATGCTGTACTACAAGGATATTGGGATATGGCAATATGTTACATGGGGAACAATAATTACGGACGATTAAATGGAGATTGCAAGTTTCTAGCCCTTAACTTGTTAACAGCCCATATCACAAAATATTACACAACAGCTTCAGGAAATGGATATCAATCTATTAATTACATTCCTACCAGCGCAGCAATAGATAAAGTTTCAGTTAGTTTAACTCCTCCACCCTCCACAAGTCAGTGGCAATGGATATTAAACACAACGCCATACGGTCAGAAATATCTACAATTATTACAGTCAAAAGCTTCTGGTGGATTTATAATCATAACCAACCCCCCCGAAAGGAATGCGTTTAGAAAAAACTATGGGTATTTTGGGGGTTGAGCGATGGTTACCGTTAGGCGAGTAGAAGGCGAAGGGAGCAAGAATTTAAAAAAATTAATTCTCAATTTAGATTCACATGTTGCAAAGGTGGGATTTGTTGAAGGAAAGCAATATTTAGATGGAAGTTATATAGCAGAAGTTGCTGCAAGACATGAATTCGGTAGGGGCGTTCCAGCAAGGCCATTCATGAGACCTACTATGATAAAAGAAAAGAATGGGTGGGCGAAGCTGGCAACATTGTTAATTAATGATGCGATAAAAGGAAAGAGAACACCAAGTTCTGTTTTGGAGGTATTGGGCTTAAAAGCAGCGGGGCAGATGAGGGCTTTTATAAGAACTGTATTTACTCCTCCTCTTGCAGAATCAACAATAGCGGCTCGCGTTCGTAAAATGAAAAATAAAAATATAGTGGGCGGATTAACCAAGCCTTTAGTTGAAACTGGAACGATGATTAATTCTTTGACGAGCGAGGTTACCCGTGATACCAGGGGGTAATATATTAAACATAGCGTTATCAGTAATAAATCCCCAAGGTGTTTATTGGTATAGTTCAAATGGATCGGTATTAAACGATATTGGTCAAAATGTAACCACGTACTTAAGCCCCGTAATAATAAACGGTAGTTTTCAGCCATTGTCAAAGCAAGTTATTTTTACCCTTGGCTTAGACGTTAAAAAATCATATTATAAATTTTATTCAAGTCATGATTTTAAAGATTTGGATCGTGATCGCTCCCCTGATTTATTAGTGAGTGGTAGTAATGTTTATCAGATTGAATCAAATGAAGACTGGTATAATCAAGATAGTTGGATGGGTACATTAACGAGTTACAGCGGTCTTTCTGTACCATCATTATTTAAAAATGGATCTTACGTAGCTCTCAGAAAGGATAAAAGGGCATAAATAATGAGTTCATTAACAGACAATAATCTAATATCTACTGTTCTTTCTATTATTAATGATGCTTTGATTGAGCAGTCTTATACAGATGTAACTGTTAGATCAAGTTTTCAGCCGACAATGGTAGGAATTCCTTCTAATCCGTCTGTTTATCTACACAAAATATATGACTACAGATATGGGTCTCTAAAGAAAAAAGACACATGGGACGCGGGCGATCTTAAAATGTATCATCAAGAGGAACAAGTGTATGAATCAACATTTCAGATTTCAACATTGGTTACTCAAGACCCTGCCAACTTAAATGACCCCGGGTATACAGCATCTGATTTAGCAACTACTGTCTCTTTCATACTGCAAAGTGATAAGGCAGCATCAATATTAGCAGCAAACGAAATTTACATATTAAGAATAGTTAATATACCCAGCAGTTGGATGTCATTTGACAGGGATAGATATCAAGACAATGCATCATTTGATTTTATTTTAACGTATAATCGTGATATTATAAGTGAAATCGGTACTATTACCCCGCCAATTTTGGGCGACATAACGCGTGTATAAAAGGATTTTATATGACAATTGCTTTTCAAAATTACGTAGACATTAGATCATCGGTTGGTGGAACAGCTACAATCGTAGAAAGACAGCTTATAACTAGAATTGTAACTGAAAATGAACTGGTTCCCACGAATGGAACTACAACGCCAATAAGTGTATCTCTTCAACAACAATATTCTGTCTTGGAAT